GTCAGGTTACGGCTGGAGGTGGGCGCAAGCCAAGAAAAGGGGTGAGTTTCCGGGTCATCCACGGGGTTGCCGACCTGCCAACTTGCCCACCTTCGCCTTAGGAGCTACCCGTACCCTATACCCCCTTACCTCCTCTTATTACTACTACTATAAATAATAGGTTAGAAGGTAGGAAAGATAAGAACATGCCTTGCGCCCCAAAGGGTTTCGCCTTGCCTACCCCAGCCCAGCAGGTTGGAAGAAAACCCATTTCTGAGCGCCGTCAATCATCTGCCGCCGCTTTCGGTATCCCAGGTCTCTCAAGATGGACGCAACCTGCATCTGGTCAGATCGGGTCTGCCGCTCGACAGGTTTGAGGATCGCCTCGTTCAAAAGCAGCTCGCTGGTGATGGCTCTGCCGTAGTTGACGGCCAGCCATTTCTGGATGGGTGCGCACCATGGCGATTCGACCAGATAGTTGACGTTCTCGGCCTCCACGGCCATGAGATGGCTGACAGCCAACTCGTTACCTTCGCCGGCCTTGTAAGCGGCCACGGCAGCAGACCAAATGGCGTCACGCTCCAGCAGGAGGTTCGGCACGTCAATCGGCTTAGCAAGGGTGCAGGTGACGGGGATAACCCAGAAACGGCGGTTGCCGGTTTCGTCCACCAAGAAGCCGCTGTCCCGATTGGTTGAGCCGACAATGATGCAGCGGCGTGGAAATGCCTCGGTGGCCTTGCCGTAGGGCACGCGAAACATGTCGGTGCATTGCGACAGGAACGCTTTCACCTGCCCAGCGTGCTTCTTGCCAGTGATGTGATCGAGTTCTGCCCACTCCATGATCCAGCTGCGATGCAGGACCATCAGGTCGTCCTTGCTGCCGATATCGCGCAGGGAATCAGAAAAAAACGGCCCGCCAAGTGCACCCCAAAATGATGACTTTCGAGCGCCTTGATCACCCATGAGGACACAGGCATAGTCATGCTTGCAGCCGGGTTCATAGATGCGGCGTACGGCCCCGATCAAGGTTTTCTTGATCATGTGGTCGTAAAGCGTCGGCTCAGGTAGATCAGCATCACATGGGCGCAAATAGGTCGATGCAAGCCGGTCGATATATGTGGGCCGAACCTGCGCAGCAACGTGATCGAGATATAGCTGCACGGGGTCATATGGGTTTTCGTGCGCCACCTCCACCAGGCAATCGAGAGACATCTCCTTGGGAACCTTGTATCCGATCTCTGCCAGCTGCAGGTAGAAACGCTCGACGCCTTCAGCTACCTCACCGCGGATCTCGATCTGTTGGGTGAAGACGTTGTAACGGAAGCGGGGTGCGCCATCGGGGTCGGATGCGCGCAGCATTGTGAGCAGCTCCTTGGCCTCCAACTTCTGGGGCTTGTCACCTGCCGAGGCTGATGGTTGCGGGTCGGCCTGCTGCTTGCGGGCTGGTTTGCTACTCGTGGTGACGACAGGCGGCAGTTGACGCTGTTTGGGTTGCCAACCGTCATCTTTGGCAAGATTGCAGAGGTGACGAATGTCGCGCTTGCCGTCCGCCTTGAAGGATCGCCAGTGATAGGCGCAGCCGTTGGCGTCGTACTTCGGGGATTGACGGCTCCAGCTATCCCAGTCGCTGAGCATGTGATCGCCAATGCTGTGAAGACACTGGCCTACCTCGATCCAGTCGTCGTAATCGTCGGCGCGTGAGGAGCGCAACGCATCGAGCCAAATGCGCGCCCAGTCTTCATCGGTGCGATCAGATTCGCGTGGAGCAGGTGGCGGTAGCAGCGGCATGGTTTCAGCTGGCTGCTGGGGCAGCATCTGCTCAATCAATGCAATGGGCGCCTCGGCCAAGGGCAGGTCATCGGGTGATCGGCCTTTGAGCCAGCGATACGCTCCCGTGGTGGGGTGTACGCCTGCGACAACGGATTGGCAGCCGGTCCAGCGCAACTCCAACTGCTCCTGCTTGCCTTCCTCGTCGTGCTTGCCGGTCTTGAACTTGCGGGTCTTGATGGTGTCCCAGTATTGGGCGGGCACCTGATAGATGATCTGCAGGCGGCCGGTGCGACCGGAGGTGACGGCCCAGGATTTAGGAAGATCGCGCAGAGGCACGCCCAGCTTGTCGAGTATTTCACCGGCTGAGATGCCGTCGTGGTCAACGAACAGCAGGCCACCTGACTGCGGCCCGGCGATGACGCCAATAGCCACGGCGCGGCCGGTGAGGATCTCAGCCTTGAGCTGGTCTTTGGTGAGGGGGTTCTTTTGCCATTCGGCTTGATAGGGGCGTTTGTTTTGACCTACGGCGACGTAGCCCCAGTCATCGGGTAGCTGAGCAAGGTGGTCGGTGAGCATGAGCGATCCGTTGAGCCATCAAAGTGTGGTGGGTAGTTGGCAAGGTTGGCAGGTAGTTGTGACAATTTGCAAGGCGTCCGTCACAGAGCGGGCAACGCCGGCAATGCCACCAGCTCCACGCACCACGCCAAGCCATGTCTCCTGCTCTGGTCGCATTCGACCGGTGGGGGTCTTGACCTCAATGGAGGTGAAAACTGCTACGCGCTGGCCAACCATTTCGGGTGTAATTACGACAGTGCGCCAACCGATCAGGTCGGCGGAGCCACGGGCTAGGCCAAAAGTGACAAGCCGGCCGGTGCGGGGGTCAGGAAGCGAGCCAACCTGGTTGCGAAACAGGCGGGCATCGGGGTGGGTGCCGAGTGCGAGCCTGATGCGCTGCTGCAGGTCGGTCTCGGCATTGGGCACATTTACACGCGCTGTTGCCGCGCAAAATAAACGTGTTTCGCCCAACCGACTGGGTTTTTCATGCCGCGGGCTTGGCCGACGTGAATTAGTTCTTGGAGGGTGCGGGCTTTCTTGCGCTCGGCGCTCCGCTGCCGCGCCGCCTCCCGCTGCAACTCTTTTAGTTCACCATCCTGTTGGCGGATTTTTCGGGGCGTTGGCGCACATGCTGCACCGCAGCATGGGCACAGTGGCGCCGGCTTGAACGCGGCAAAGCACGCGGGACAGGTCCGCACCGATGGTGCAGCGCTGCCGGCTCCAGCAGTGCGCCGCAGCCGATCATTCAAAGACCAGTCACGCGGATCATCGGGAAAACCATGGCGGTGGACATTGCCAACATGGTCGAGGATGATTGCCAACTTTTTGTCAACTGCCGGCCTGAGCACCCGGCCAACTTGCTGCAGGTAAAGGCCAAGCGATTGGGTAGGTCGGAGCAGGATGGCGCAGCCTGCTGCGGGGATGTCAAAGCCCTCGGAGACCACATCAACGGTCACCAGCACCTGCAGCTCACCGGCTGCAAAGCGCTGGACTAACTGATCACGATCGCGCGTTTCACCTAGCAAGGTGCCTGCTGAAATGTTTGCAGCGTTGAAGGATGCGGCGACGTGCTCGGCGTGTGCAATGGAGCAGCAGAACGCGATTCCCTGTTGACCTGCCGCCAGCCGTTGATAGTGCGCAATGGCGTCACCTGTGACGCTAAAGCGATCCATAGCAGCGGCGGCTTGGTCGGTGGCGTAGTCACCGGCGCGGCGTTTCAAGCCAGTCAGGTCGGCCATTACGGGCGGCGCATAGATGCGAGCTGGGCACAGGAAGCCAGCGTTCATAAGGTTTGCAACAGACGGACCGAGGACAAGGCGATCAAAGGCTGCCGATAGGCCGCGGCCGTCTAAGCGCATGGGCGTTGCGGTGACTCCAAGGCGAAGGGCCCCGGGCCAATGGTCCATCACGCGCTTCCATCTACCTGCGGTGGCGTGGTGTGCCTCATCAATGACGATCAAATCAGGCGCAGTGGCGAGCTGCCCCAGCCGGCGCGTGAGCGTTTGCACCGATGCGACCTGAATCGGGTGATCAGTGGTCGGCAATCCGGCGGCGATGATGCCGTGCTGCACGCCAGCAAGGCGAAGCTTATCGGCGGTCTGGGCGATCAGTTCACGGCGGTGGACCAGCACCATGGCACTGCGGCCGCGTGCGGCAATGCCTTGAAGGATGGCTGCAATGATCACGGTCTTGCCCATTCCGGTCGGACCAACCAGCAGGGGTGCGCGTGCGCCGTTGCGGTATGCGGCGCGGAGATTGTCGATTGCCTGCTGCTGGTAGTCCCGAAGCTGCATACGGTTGCATCTGCTGGCATCATGCTATAGGATACCGCAAGTCGCCACGGTTTATGGAGAACGCCGACTATCACCGCCACTCAGCGGTTTCAAAGAGTCACCTCGATCAGGTCGCCAAGAGCCCACTGCATTACTGGGCGCGGTACTTGGACCCCAACCGCGTCGCGCCAGAGCCCACGCCAGCCATGGCCATCGGCTCTGCCGTACACACGCACGTCTTAGAACTGGACCAATGGGACGCGCGTTATGTGACCGCGCCTGAAGGCATCAACCGGCGCACCAACGCAGGCAAGGCCGAATGGGAAACATTCGAGACGGCCGCCACTGGACGTACGGTTTTAAGCCGTACAGACGCCGAATTGGTGATGCGCATGGGTCACTCGGTTTTCAAGCATCCGGCTGCAGCGATGCTGCTGGCTATGCCGGGCAAGGCCGAAACAACGCACATGTGGACAGATGAGGCGACCGGGTTGCAATGCAAATGCCGCCCCGATTGGCTGACCGATGATGGCAGCCTGATCGTTGACCTAAAAACCACCGAGGACGCGAGCCCGGCCGGGTTCCGCAAGTCGATTGCCAATTTTCGGTATTTCGTGCAGGCGAGCTGGTATTTGGACGGGGTTGAGCGCGCCACTGGCAAGCGGCCCGAGCAGTTCCTCTTTCTTTGCGTGGAAAAGCGTGCCCCATACGCGGTGGCCGTCTACGCCGCCGATGCCGAGATGATCCAGATCGGCGCCGAGGCTGCAGCCCGCGACCTAGAAGTGCTGGCCACCTGCAAGGCTGCTGGCGCTTGGCCGGGTTACAGCGACCAGATCGAAACCATCAGCCTGCCGCCTTGGATGCGGCCCAAGGCTGACGGCACCATGCCCACCACCACCGAGATTGAGACCTACTGATGACCGACAGCACAGCACTAACAACCACGCAGCCGGGAGTGTTCTCTGGCATTCAAGCATTCGAAGACGCCCAGCGGATCGCCAAGGCGCTGGCCAGCAGCACGTTGATCCCGCAGCAGTTCCAAGGGCAGGCGGGTTACGCCAACTGCCTAGTGGCGCTGAACATCAGCCGGCGGATGGGCATGGATCCGCTGATGGTGATGCAGAACCTGCACATTATCCACGGCCGGCCGAGCTGGTCCAGCCAGTTCATCATTGGCCTGATTAACGGTTGCGGGCGTTTCAGCCCGTTGCGCTACGACATCACCGGCAAAGGTGACACGCTGGCCTGCACCGCAGTGGCCACCGAGCTGAAAACCGGCGAGGAGCTGCGCGGGCCAGAGGTCACGATGGCAATGGCCAAGCGTGAAGGTTGGGCGACCAAGAGCGGCAGCAAGTGGCAGACAATGCCGGACCTGATGATCCGCTACCGGGCCGCGGCCTTTTGGGGGCGTCTCTACATCCCCGAACTGCTGGTCGGCATTCAAACCCAAGAGGAGGTGCTTGACATTGAGCCGGTGACGGTCAGCAGCGAACCGCTCAAAGTGGAGCTGGCTGACCTAAACAAGAAGATCCAGGTCACGCCGGTTGAGGAGGTGCCGACTGATGGCGACGACATCTTCTGAGTTCTTGACCGATCTTGAGCTGGCTGATCGCTGGCACATGCACCGCCAGACTTTGATCAGTTGGCGATCGGCTGGCACCGGCCCAGCATTTGTGCGCATCGGTCGGCGCGTGCTCTATCCCCTGGCCGAGGTGGAGCAATACGAAAAGGCCAACACCATCACACACGACCAACCATGACTTTCAAAAGCAAAGGCGCCATCTTCAAGAACACGCCAGAGAAACTGCAGCAGCGGCTTGGCGATCGCTATGACGCCGGAAAGAAGTATCCCGATGTCGATGGCGTGTTTGGCATCAAGGAGGAGGACCGAATGGCATTTGCCAGTTACATCATGAACGCAGCGCCCAATGACAAGGGCGAGATTCCGGTGCGAATCACGGGCTACAACAACACCAGTCAGAGCGGCGTCAAGTATCTGGGCCTATCGATTGAGCCGGACTACAAGACCCAGAAGGTGATTGACGACAAGCTGGCAGCAGCTGGCGCCGCTCAAAGCCTGGCCAAGGCAACCGACGGGGAAGTGGTCGCCATGAACGAGGGAGACCTGTTTTAGGTCACATCAGTTCAAGCTCCAGGCGGGCGATCTCATTGACCGCTGCTTGGAGCAGTTCCTGTTGGTAGCAGGTCTGGCGCAGGAGAAGTGCTGCAAGTTTGCCGACGTCGCCGGTAGCCTGCAGCGCTCGGCACTGGGCTTCCAGTTGAAAGGCTTTCTCAGGCGGAATTTCCACCGCCATCCACTGACCAAAGTTCACTTGTTCGGGGCAGGTTGCCCCATGTTGCCCATGAACTGCCCCAAGTGCAGCCACAGCCGCCACCGAGCGGCGGTGACGAACAGCCACCCGGACGATCAGATTGTGCGCAAGCGGGCCTGCGAGGCGTGCGGGCACGCGTGGTTCACGGTTGAGGTGATGGTGCCGAATTATGCGGTGGGCTGGAGTGCTGCGCATAAGAGGAAGCCGGTGCTGCGTGTGCCGATGGAGCTGACGGCTGGGAGCACGCGGATGCGGATGAAGCATCAGGAGGCAAAAGATCGGCTGGCATTGCTGCGCGAAGCAAATGAGAGGCGGTCGCGGGAAGCCGATCGCAGCCACATGAACAAATGTCACACGGGGGATGATGCACTGCCCGCGGTGCAGCATACTTAGGTCACCGGAGGCAAACGGTCCTCCACTCGGCAGCCCAGAGGCTGCGCTTCAGATGCTGATCCTTCAGGAAACTGGCACTCCGTTCACTGAGGCGCAGCTTGATGCTGCTTTTGCCAAGGTTGCCGATCCTGCTGATTGGCGCAATCCCATCAGCTACGCAGTGGTTGATCGGGATGAAGTGCATGTCACCGTTTCGGCGATCGGTTACTACACCGCTGCGCCTGTCACGGTGAAGGATCTGGGCTGGAACGACGAGTTCCTGATCTTCTCCCCCGGCTACCGACTTGGGCCTGCCGGGGCATGATCCCACGCGGCCAGCCGGAGCCGCACCCAATCCGGCGTTTACCCACACCCACCCACCATGATCAACAACCCTTGGATCAACCGCATCACCGTTTTGGTGGTGATGTTCGCCATCTACGCCGCTGGTTATGCCGGTGGCCGTGACCAAGCCACGCTGGCGCATCAGCAGCATCCTGCTTGCCATACCAACCTCAAGCCATGACCACCCCCAGAATGCGCCGCTTCTACTTCCAGATCCGCTCGGCCAACGTGATCGAATGCATCTGGGCGCACAGCCTGACAGAAGCCAAAGCCAAGGCGGCCATCACTTGGATGCCTTGGTGGCAAGAGCTGGAATGGCTCAACCCTGAAACCGTTACCGATCCATCTATTTATGTCTGACACAAGTACCGGCGCCATGCTGCCGTTTCAATGGGAGGAGCCAATTATTGGCCGTTTTGGCGATGGCATCAGCCGGCCGCGGCCTAAGGCGCGCGTGCGCGAGTATCGCGTGATCGTTTACCCAGCAGGAGCCCGGCCAATGACTTGGATCACCCGCGCTGAAACCAAACGCCACGCCATTCGTTACGCCGAAAACCGCTGGCCCGGTGCTGTGGTGGAGATCGCCTAATGGATCACATCCGCGCCAAACTGGAAGCCCTGATCAGCGACTCCGGCATGTTCAACGCCGGCCAGCAGGAGGAACGCTTGCGGCTGGTCACGTTGCTCCGCGCTCGCCTTGATCAGTTGGCCAACCTGCCATGTCACCCGCACATCTCAGCACGCCGCGAGGAGTTGCTGAACATCCTTCAATGCTTGACTCATCCATGAATCGCGTTCAACTTGATCAGCAGCGCGCCGATATGCTTGACGCGCTCTACGTTGCCAGCGGCCGCACTAACGGGCTCTACACCGGCCTTTGGGAAGAGTTTTGCCGCGACATTGCGGCCAGCTTCCGCGACACCGCCTACGCCGAGCTGCACGCCGCTTGCGTGATGGCCATCGGTGACGCGGAAAGTCACCTAGCAGAGAAGCACGCGCAGCAGTGCATCGCCGTCTGCCGTCGGTTCCTGCTCGGCAGCCGATGGTCCTGAGTGATCGCCGCCCCAAAGGCAAGGGCCGAAACTTTACGGTCAACATCAGGATGAGCCGTGAGGAGATCGAGCAAGCGCGTGAACTTGGAAGTGGCAACGTGTCCATGGGCTTTCGATGGGCATTGCGCTATGCCAGCGACCGCAAAATGAAACCCGTGACACTCACCACACTGCTCCGATCGGCAGCAGTGCTGGCCAGCGAACTTGAAGCTAAAAAGCGATGACCGACAACATCAACCACCCACCGCACTACCGCCAAGGCAAGATCGAATGCATTGACGCAATCGAGGCCGCACTGACGCCGGAAGAATTTGCCGGCTACTGCAAAGGCAATGTGTTCAAGTATGTCTGGCGTGAACGGCACAAGGCCGACGGTGATTCATTGGCAAAGGCGGAGTGGTATCTGCGTCGTTTACTCGCCAAACTGGACTGATGGACACCCTTCCTAACATTTCACTACTTGAGCGTCTAGCTATCTGGGTGCTATGCCGCAGCCCGCGGGTGAGCCTGCTGGTGGTGAAGGATAAGTTCTGGCCGGACGTGTTCTTTGCCGCAGACATCACCGACCCGGCGGCTGCATTCGTTGCCGACGGCATGAACGAACCTGATCCGCCGAGCATGGTGCTGGAGCGGTTGTATCACATGCCATCACACGGCGAACGCGAATGATTTCGCTACACGCTGGCCGTCTGCTGTTGAGCTGTGAGCGGGCGAGCCAGACGTGGCACGCGCACATTATTCTCGGCCCCAAGCCCGAGCATCAGCTGGTGGCTGATACCGGCACCGTTGACCTGCGGCAAGCAATGGAGCGCGGGCAAAACCTCTACACCGCGTTCCGTGCCAAAG